TGGGCGGTATATTCGGTCAACACTTTGTCGGTTGGGATCCAGCAATAGCGTCTGATAGCAATGCTGACTATACTGCTATGGTTACACTAAGAACTCCACCTGATAGTGAGGAAAAGCAGATTGTAAACTTCCTAAATGAGAAGGGATTGGGTTCTGCTGCTCAGAAAAAGCAGATAATTATGCTCAATCATAGGTTCCAACCGGACTTGATTGAACTTGAAGGTAACAATTTCCAGCGTATGTTTGAGGCAGAACTCAAAGAAATGCGTGAAGATATACCAATCAAGACATTTATGACTACTCGACAGCGTAAAGAAAGCATGTTCATGTCATTATTGATGGCATTTGAGCAGGGCAAAATCAAAACACCTTGGGGCAATGAAAGGAGCAAGGAGTTCACTCGCCAATTAGAAACTCAACTTACTAGATTTGGTATGACTAAGAGAGGTCGTTTGGAATCTGTAGGCTCTCACGATGACTTGGCAATGGCATTGGCTCTTGCTAACTGGGCAACAAAGGAGTTCAAAGGTAGCATTGTTATGTTAGACGATTATCTTGATGGATTCGATGAGTGGCTAGGCGATAAACCAGTAAGTGCAAGCAAAGGGTGGTTCGTAGCCTAAGTATAATATGGATGAAGGAAGGGGCTGAATATTATGTGGGGTTCTTTAGGAGTTGGTAATCATACATCCATTATTGATATGGGTGATGAATTACAGACTATCATCGCCTCTACATTGGTCGAGCATCCTTTGATTAAGTCTAATCCAAACAGCGCAATCAGAATCGCTAAAGATGCAATAACTTTGGATAGAGATGTCAGTTTTGTTAGGCCATCATTTCCTAAAACAGGTGAGGGTTGGTTTGAATCCCAGTTAGGTAAGACTGCTGAAGAGTTGATTGGGGATTTACGCAAATCCGAGGATATACAAGGTGTCAGCGACTTAATCAAATCAATAGAACATGTCCATCTTCAGGAAACACAGGCGACTTTGGATTCAATGGAATGGGCGGATAACCACCACGATACGATTATTCAATTAGGTTTAGACGAAAGAACCCTCAAATCTCTAAGAATATATGGCGAATTGAAGAAGAATACTCTGCGTAGAGCATGCTTACAGTGGGAAAATGCAGATAGCGTACTCAAAAGTTTAGATCAGTTCCACGATGTTTGGGGTGAAGAGGAAACTAATGCTTGGGAAACTGCAATGCAAAGCAAGCAGGACGCTAAGGAAATATGGAAGAGCGCCCTAAACCAATTCAACACATTGAGCAAAGAGCAACAAAACTGGCTAAGTTTAGCCAAAGCAGAGTTAGTAGACGCTGGTCCACTAACTGCTAGAGCAATTACTGAAAGACTGATTGAAAAGGGCACTAATCGATTGAATGTCAACCGTATGGCAAAGTTACTCAAGATGTATGGCGAGGAAATTGCTATACTCAAAGGTCACAAGAAGGGAGAATACATCGCTGCTCAGAATGGTAACATCATAATCAAAGACATTTGGCACTACGCTGGTGGTTTTATTGATGAGTGTGGTGCGTTTTCTATATCCGATAGGGATGAACCAAGACTCACTATCATAACCAAAGGCGAAAGAGGCAGACTTCACTGCACACAGTTGCATGACAATCTCGGTTTTGGCGCATTGCAGTTGAATAAAAGCGTAAGTGTCAATGAGCCTAACACTCACCAACTAGAGTTTAGAGGTCAAGATGTTGCTAAGTTACTTAGTGGCTCTTTACCTTATATCGAAAACAAAAGTAAAGTCGCAAAAGCGATGGCACACTATTTCTTAGAACCTGATAATCTACTTATGAAACAGTATGTGCAATACCAGTCTTGGAACGGAACACACAAAGCGGAGAAGGCTCTGCGACAATGGGGAGTGGACCAAGATACAGTGTTAAGTTGGGCGGAGGAATTGTAATGGTAGAAGAAAAACAAAGTCGAATTGGAAGAATACTGTCCCGTATTGGTAACGGTTTCAGAAGGAGAAAAACTCCTGCACCTCAGATGCCTCTTTGGACTACTGGTATTCAGGAACCTGTATTAGTACAGGGTATCACAATACCTGCTTTGTATTCCGTTGCTAACGAAAACCTAATTCTAAGAACCGTACTTTCGACTCTTCAACAAGAAGTATTCCGTAGAGGTTACTATTGGGAAAAGAAGTTCCATAAGAAGTGCACAGAGTGTGGAAAAGAGCACCAGCACGATGTTGAACAGTGTTTTGATTGTGACAGTACGGAATTAGAATCACCCGACCCTAATGAAATCGTATACCCTAGATGGCTAATCGACCAGCGTAACAGCATGGAACAGTCCTTTATGGATGTCTTGAGAGAGATAGAGTACGATTTGAATATCATGGATGACGCCTTTATGATACTGATAAAGGAATATTACCAAGACCCTGATACAAAGGAGATATCTTTCTACAGAGTCAAAGAAATAATCAGAGGCGATCCTATCTTCATGCGTATCATTGCTGACAAGCGTGGTGTTCGTGGTGGTAGATATCGTGCATGTCCTATACACCGTGATGTAGTCCGTAGTTATGCAGAAGAAGAAAAGACCTGTGAGGTATGTGGGCATGCACTAGAAGATGTTCACTATGTCAATACATCAGGTAGCGGCAAGACTCAATATTATTTGGAAGGGGAAGTAATTCATGTAAGTAAGTATAACCCGTCCAAGTTGTATGGTCGCTCACCTGTGTCATCTCTATGGCGTCAGGCTATGACTTTGACAGCAATGGACAACTACATGTACACTGCTTATTCAAAGCGCAGGATGCCAAAGGGTCTAATTTCTGTAACTACGGACAACTTAGAATCTATGAAATCGTTTTTCAAGAGTATGGACGAGAAGTTAGAGCGTGACCCTCACTACATTCCCAAGATTGGTATTGAATCTAATACCGGCAAAGGTGGTGTGAACTGGGTCAAGTTCATGGACACGCTTGAAGAAATGCAGTATCTTGCAGTTAGAGATGAAATGCGTCAGCGTATTGCATCATTCTATGGTGTGTCGAATGTGTTTATGATGGACACTGGTAAGTCCGGTGGACTCAACAATGAGGGTATGCAGATTCTTGTTACCAATCGTGCTGTTGAGTTTGGACACAAAGTGTACACCGAGCATCTATTCCCACGACTTATGGAACAGTTAGATGTAAGCGATTGGAGATTAACACTTTATCCTAACGAAGAAGAAGATGAAGTTACTCGATTGCGTCGTGATGAGATGGAAGTGAACATTGCTCAGCGCATGGTTATGTTGGGCTATCAACCTGAAATGGTACAAGAAGGCAATAGAGATGTTCGATTTATTTACAAGAAACCCGATCCTGCACAACAGCAGATGGGAGGCGGCATGCCTCCGGGTGGTGGAATGATGCCTCCGGGTGGAATGCCCGGTATGCCGGGTGGCCCGCAACCGCAGGCTAACCCCGGTCAATTACCGAGCCGCAACATTCCTCCACAGTTAGCAGGAGTTATGGGCGGTCAAGCCTCCGCTGGTGCAAGAAGTATGAGCGACGGAGGCCCCATGTCTAGTCCTCAAAATAGAACTAGCATGGGGTCCGGCTCACCAGTAAGTAGTGTGCAACAAAGAGGCTCTCAGCCTAGCCCGATAGAACAAGCAGCCCGTAGCATTGGCGACTCCGGCAGATTCAAGGGTGCATGAGAACATTAAAGATGAGTGAAGTGGTGGCGTTTCGTATGGACTTGTTGAAACTTGACCCTATGGCTAGAAAAATGCGCACTCATATTGATGCTTTTTACAAGGCATTAGATGAGCAAGATGCAATGGGCGCTCGCTCACACATCAATGAAATTACAAAATATGCAGACTATCTCTCTAACGATGTAGAAAATGCAATCAGAAAGCAAGATAGCGATGCAGTTGGCGTTAATGACATCTATGCTGGCGGTGTACCTGTGATGAAGTTTAATTCCGTCGAAAAGGTACACCCTGCATCTGATAGTGTTTTACCGGGTATGATTCGCACAAGTCGTATTGGTAGCATCAAAAAGCAACTAAACAACAGAACACTTTGAGTTGAGCGCAATGAGTGAGGGAGAGAACACAGCGGAGAAACTAATGGGGGCACTCATTAGTAAAATGGAAAACATGGATAGCGATTTAAGGACACTCAAGCAAGAAAACATGAACTTGCGAAAAGCAATAGCAGATCCGATGAACATGCTAAGAAAGGCAGGATTCGTTATGTCAAAGACCGAAAGACCTAGTGGAATGCTACAAGACGATTTCAGACCTATGGGTGATGATATGGTAATCAAAGGTACAGACATAGATATGCCGAGCACCAATGAAGAGTTCCACCAAATGGAGTGGTCGGAGATTCACGCATTAGCAGAGTCGGCAAAGAGTGCTGGCTCAACCGGAAATAACATGGGAATGGAGTGATTGAAATGAAACCAAGATTTGAACCTAGAGATGAAGAGTTTACAAACTTACTTAACAAGGCTAACGAGTTGGCTGACAAAGTTGAGAAAGCAAAGGCTGACAGAAGTAGCCAACCTGAATACTCTGCTAAGGAAGGTTCAGAGCATGGCTATGAGTTCAGAACACAATCCGCTGGTAAAGACAATGTAAAGAACCAATACTTCTCTACTAACAACCATTTGATACAGGCAGAGGATGTTCAAAACAAAGGTGCGATTATGGAGAACAGCGATGTCACAACAAGGGCTTCACCTTACTACCCTACCGCATTTAGCACAACAGGTGCACTTGAAAACTTCACAGGTGGCGAAGGTCCAGTTCTCAAATCCGCTGGTGGAAACATACAGAAGTATCAAGACCAGCAAATCAAAAAGAGCATCGAAGAGTTATCTCGCCGCATTAACTAAGCGGCTGGTGATGATTTGATTGAAACTCCTTTAGATACTCTCACCCTTCGTAGAGAAACATTCGTCAAATCTCTATACGATGGCGTAGGTGTATCAGAGGCGGCTGATGAATACTTAGAAGCCCATGGTGTTGTTACAAAGGCAGACTTGTATTACAGTAAGCCTAGTCTTGAGCCTTTGTTGTTGTATCTTGCCAAGGCTGAAGGTGACACTGGTATATATTATTCAGGAACTAATCAATTGACTCCAGCAGCAGGTGGCATGGGTGATCCTGAAGAAACCCAGCACATAAACACATTATTCCAAGGTCAGTTACAGTACAGCCCTGAGTTTGCTAATACCTTTGACATGAGTCAACCTGCTAACACAAATCCTCATTTACAACACGCATATGGGGAAGTAGAACATACATTTACTGATGGTAAAGTCAGAAAGGTACCTCGTTATATCGCTCACAATTTTTTGTACTATACTCCTAGAGAAGAACTGGGTGGAATATCTCAAGCCGAATATGACAATAGACGGTTAGTGAATATGGCAAAGCATTTCAAAACAAAACCAAATGAGGCTAATGTTTTCAATCAAGGTATTTTTCACGAACTAAGTAACCAAGCGAATGAGCCTACTATAGAACATCATAGTAATAGTGCCTTTGGAGATGAAAGTGCATTACACATGTTGGAAAACAACTTCATAGGCGGAGATGTACCTGAACTCCGAGATGTATTGTTAGGCGTCAGTCACTTGCCTAGATACAAACGAAAAAGGTTGTACGACAAAATCTTAGAAAGAGGTGGCATAGACAAAGGTCATGCAGATGATTTAGACCATAATGGCAACCATTCTATTGAAGGTGTACCTTTAGGTAGAATGATTACTAGTAGTTACAAAAAGATATTACCACTTTTTAGAGCACTCATAAGGCCTGAGAGATTTTCAGCAGATAATCAAATAGGAGTACATGAGAATCTACCGGCTGAAGAAACACTCAAACCTATGGCACTTTACAATGCTATGCACGACCACGAATTGATAAGGTACCATGTTGGTGTTCTGAAGCACTTAGGTAAATTAGAACCATACAAAGACCAAATCGATGAACTTGCTGACAAGATTTATGCTTCAAAACAAAGTAGTAGCATAGAAGGTGCTCAGTTTCGTGCAGAAGAAATATTTAGCCGCATGTTTGATTTACCTAAATACGATGCCAAAAAGAAAAGATTCAGTGTCGATCGCTTAGATACATTGGCACCTAAAAAATATGATTGGCACAATTCTATCAACAAAAACAATCTTTCGATAAAGGGATTAGCCGCTGCATTTCATTATGATTTAGATAGAAATGGGTATTTTCCTTTAGGTGGCAATCCGTCAGGTGTAGAGTTTGATAAAAGATATGCTCTTCATCCTGAAAATATACAGGATATGTTAGGTCGTGCAGAGCGACACAGGAAGAGTTACTACGAAGATAGGGAGTTGAGAAATAATTCATTATTCTTCACGCACCCTCATGTGCATGACAATCACATGGAGGACTTTATGGAGGGCGACAATAAAGGATTGTCTCACTTTTGGACTCAAATGTTCAATGGTGTCGGTGGTGAAGGTTTAGAGCAAAACAACGCACTGCTTGTTTTAGCACACATATTTGAGCATCCATTTTCAGAAGAGGAACAGTCTGAATATATGGAAAAGTACTCTGCCGCTGATGAGGTGTTAAAGAACCTCGATCGTATGAACCTGCCTGAAAAGAAACGGGACTTAGAGCGTATAATGGAAACAGGAGATTCTACTGCTAAAGCCAAGGCAGAAGAAAAGTTGAAAGAAATAGAAAAGCAGATTGATGAATATAGACATAATAAATCACTCAAAGATTACTATGAAATTAAGTTACTTGAGCAACGCAACCTATTGATTGATTATAACCATCCTGATGACCCGCACAATTACATTCATCCTAAAGGTGAAGTTACAAACTCAAAGGATGAATCGAAGGGTTATGGTGGCGCACACAATGCCTTAGCCTTTGCAGGTCAGCAGCAACAGCACATTGTGAGAAGGCCGGTATTCGATTCAGTGGCAGTTCACCAACATAAGAAAGCCCAAGAAAAAGGGCTACCTAGCACTCACCCAATATCAAGCCGCTTCATAAAAGTCCCTCGCAATGCCCCGGCTTCTGCTTTGAAGTTTGGTTATAGAGATACCATGGACCCACAAAACAAAGCGGAGGCAGATGCTGCAGATGCAATTAGGAGTGAGAACATAAAGTCCTATGCGCTTTCTCTCGGCACTCCAGCGCACATGGGTATTACTGCAGCAGGTCATCAACTTAAACAAGTAGGTACTAATTTTTCAAGGCACCCAAAGCACACTGTTACAAGATTGATTGCACATTTGAAAGATATGCTGACCCCATTAGGGCTACCTAAGTTGTCACAAAGGGAGCCTGATGACCCAACTTACAGTGGCAAACTCAAAACTCCTAACAAAGATGTATTAAGAAATAGAGGTAGGATGGATGTTATACATGACACTCACTTGCACAGCAACACTGACATTGGGCATGCGGGTGAAGTAGAACACCACGATAGAAATATTCACGAAAAGGAAGTACAGTCTATACTTAGGGGATTAATTGCAGGGGAAGGGAACAGCCCACTGTTTCCTCAAGAAGAACACGCTTTGCATTTTGATGACCCAAGGATGGAACACCACGGTCATAAGTTAGTCACTGACATACTTAGAAGAGATCCTGTGAATAATCCTATTAGTATTGGTAAGGTTGAAACTAATTCTAAAATTATTGATGACGCTACTGATTATTTACAGCGAAACTTAGATGCTTACGACAGGCTAATGCAGCAAAAAAATGAAATTGAATCAAAGTTAGATACTAGAAATCCCGAACACATAAGGAACCTTGAAGAAAGAAATAGACTACAAGGTATGTTGCAAGACATCACTCCGTTTATAGAAGAGTTTAACGACCAAATGAATGCACGAGGTAAAGCGCAAAAGTTGTTAAACAGAAGTCCAAGATATAATATCAAAGAGTTGTATGAAAAAATAAATGACATAATTGACGGCGGAAAAGGATTACCGCATGATGAGTTGTCTGAAGAATTAAGAAGATATATTCTAGGTAGAGTTGATGGATTTCGTAAAACTAGAGAAAAGAAACTTAAAGATACAATAGAGGCTGACAAAAAAGCCCTTACTCAAATAGCAGCAGATGAAAGAAACAAATGGATTGATTCTCAAGGCCTATCATTTGGAGATCCCAACAATATACCTCGTTACTTAGGTAATCTTGCAGTCTACATGAAAGCCATGGAGAGGCGTTTGCATTCTGAAGATACAGGAGGAATCTATGAAACTTTACAGTCGCACATGGGATATGACCCTGTTACTGGACATAAGGTTGAGCAAACTATGCTCACACCAATTACTCCTCAGTCTGATATGAACGGTTCAGGCTCATTTGTTTACTATAATCATAGCAGTAGCGAAGGTAAAAAGTTTGGATTTGAAGCAGACATTAAACCAGTGTACGACTCCCATGGTAAATTGGTTAGGTTTGAACAAGTCGAACCTTACGACTTTCTGAGCAAAACATTGACAAGACCTATGTACAAGCAAGTAGGCCACGAATATGAGGCGGTATGGGGTCCAGCCATGGATTCTAAAACAACATACGCTGATGAGAGTACAATGGAGATGTTTGGAGGAGGCAGGAGAATGGTAAGAAAACAAGAGGATGCTACAATTTTACTTGCCTCGCTTTCTAACCCTGACATTATGCTCAAGAAGGATGGCGAATATCCAATTCTTCAACCAATGCATCGCATATTCAAGTTAGATGATTTGGAACACCTTCGTGGATTTAGTGGCGACTGGATTGTATCTGCTATGCCTGAAGGCCCAAGGGCATTCGTGGAAAAGAAGGATGACAAGATTACAGTTAGAGGCGACTTTGATTTAGACAAAGAAACAAAGGAAAACTTTGAGAAGATATCGAAGAAGAACTTTGTTGTAGATGTGGTGCTTGCAGGTAAAGAATACAATGTCATAGATATTGTAGAGTATGATGATAGCGATGTTCACGATATGCCTTTGCAAGAGCGCATAAAGATTCTAAGAGGTACTATGGAGAGTACAGAGAATGTGCTACTACCGGCTGCTCACAACTTGAGGCTAACGGATGATGTAGGCTTAGAAGTCATAGTCAAAGATTTGCTCAAAGAGCATAAGCGATTGGTACTAAGGGATGCCAACTCTACTTACATGAAAGGAGAAAATAGACATCCAAAGTGGGTATTGTATGATGAAGGTCAAGATGTCAACCTAATGGTTCTTGACAAGAAGGGCACATCTTCCTTCACATATCGATTGGGCACTGGTCCTATTACACATGAAGATTCGTTAGGCGATCGTGCTGTTGAGTATGAGGGTGACACATACATGGATGTAGGTACATCATTCCAATCTGAGGATGAGTATGAGGTTGGAGATATAGTCACAGTAAATGTAGACAGTATCTCTGTCACTGAAAGTGTAGAAGGGGCCGACATATACACTGTGAACAGTAATGAAATCAAAGGTGAAGCAGAAGGTGAGGGAGTATCGAGCGTAGAAACATTATCGATGTTCACTAAGTCTGAACCTATGATGTGGCCGCATGAAATCGACAGAGATGGAGACAGAATAGTTATCAAGATGGCTGCGGGAGATATAAGTTATCGTGCTTCGTCAATCGATGGCGAGTGGTATATGTTCAATCCAAAAGCAGAAAGCGGTTGGTTGATTCGATTGGCAGAAAGCCAAAGGCCGTTTTGGTCGCCAGTCGCAGGAGTTATGCTGAAAGCAGATTTGTCACTGTACGATGATGAATCTAAAGCAGAAGTTCACGAATCTAAAAACGATGCTAAGCCTCTGATACCTCCAAAGAAAGTTAAGAATACTAGTTTTTGGGATTCAGAAATAGACGAGGCGATAGCGCACAAAAAGAAAGTCAAGCGACTATTAGCAAAGAGTTTGGCTCTAGCATCTTCTATGCTGAAGTCAGGAGTAGGTGCTGTTGGAGATTCTAATACAGGTACTATGGGGCTTGGTATAGATTATGCTACACCTATAGAATCACCAAGTGGTCCTACCAGCCTTGTTGGTTCCAAGACTATGCCCGACCATGACGCTAGAGATGTAGAGCGTGATAACAAAGAAAGAGTCGAAGATAAGAAAATGGGTCACAGAAAGCCTGTTAATGACGAAGAAGCAGGTCATTTGTCTATAGATAAAGACAAAGCGACCTTCGTACCTTATTAAATAGTATGAGCGGTGTAATTATCGGCATGGCACCAGCGGCTGCACTGAGGGCATCTACCCCTGCGCACCCTGCTAGCATTGCCATTGTCAAGTCATCCAGTGACCTAATCATTGCTGGCTACGCATCTGTAGAGATGGTAGACAAGCAGGGTGACTTGATTACTCGTGGAGCATTGAAGGACGCCTTTGGTAACTTTATGAAAGCAGATGGTTTCCGCAATGTACAACTAGCACATTCAAACATTCAAGTCGGTGAAGTAATCAAGGCTTACACTGACTCTGAAGGTAGACTATGGAAGTCCGGCGTTGATGACGCTGGCATGTTCGTTGTCATCAAACTTAGAGATGACATTGAGAAGGCTCGTGAAGTAGCCAATGAGATTCGCAAGGGTAACCTAACTGGGTTCAGCATTGGAGGACAGGCGTTCAAGCGCATTAACAAATCCGATGCAAAGCATGGAAACTATACTGAGATTTCCAAGTTAGAACTACACGAAGTTACTATTTGTGAGAAGGGGATTAACCCCGAAGCATCCTTTAGAATACTGAAGGAGGACACTACTATGACAAACGAAGTAGACGCATTGGGTGAATTGGCATCCGTAATCGATCGTTTATCTAAGCAGTTGGACGACATGGATAAAGAAGATGAAATGAAGGGCATGCACGGAGAAATGAAGGGCATGCACAAAGACATGGAAGGAAAGAAGAAACCTGATTTCCTTGACATGGACAAAGATGGCGACAAAGAGGAATCTTTGGAAGAAGCATTGGAAGACCGTGACGAAGACGAAGATGAAGACGATGACAGACCAAAAAAGAAACCTATGGAAGAACTAAAATTAGCCGAGGACGACAATATGGCAGATAAAGAAGAAGATAAGAAAGAAGATGAAAAGAAGATGTACAAGGATGACATGGAAAAGTCAGAGTACAGCGATGTCATCACTAGTGAGTACCTAGATTGGATGGAGAACACTTTGAAATCCGCTGGCGTAGACACTGGTGCTGCTCGTGCACACTTTGACGGTATTAACAAGGCTAACCTTGGTAGTACCCCTGAGCAGATTGGCGATGGAGCAGATTACTTTGGCGGCCAAGTAAAAGGCCGTGCAACTGAAGGTGGCTCACCATCAACCAACGCCATTTCCCGTGCAGGACTAGGTGGAGGCGGCGATGTCGCTAAGTCTTACCTAAACCCTGACAATGTTTCCGCATCTGAAATTGAAGAAGCATACGCAGTTTTCAAGGCAGCAGCAATGGAACAGCAGTTCAAGAACAACTTGAACGATGTGTTCTCTGAGCGCTTGCAGAAAGAACTGACAACCGAAGCACAGACTCGTGCAGCAGCAGAGTTTGACGCTCGTGGCCCTCTCGCAACTATCGAGAAGGCAATTTCCCAACTAAGTGACAGAATCGACAACATGTCCGTTTCTGCACCTGCGGCTGAAATCCGCAAAGCATCTGACAACTCCAGTGTAGCAATACCAACTACAGAGGAACTAGCAAACATGTCTTGGGACGAGGTACACAGCCTCGCTGGGAGTGTTTGGAACTAAATGGAGGAATGAATAATGGCACGAAATTACACACGAACAGTACAAGACATGGAACGCTACTACTATGGAGCAGGCACTAACATGGGATTCGGTTACTCAGGTAGCGAACTTCTCAAAGCAGATGCACCACTTCTAAGCACAACCGCTGGTACCTACCAAGCGATCTACGGACGCAAGGTTTGGTCCCAGTTAAACCAAGAGTTTAACGCATTCTCTATCCTTCCTAAGAAGCCTTGGGACCGCAGTGGATGGAGAGTCGTAACTGCAAAGCCTTCGACAGCAGTCGGTGGCGGTATTGCAGAGAACGGCACACTGCCTGACACCACCAAGCCTACATTCCAAAATGTTGCAGCAAAGCCTAAGACTATCGCACACTCATTCGATATGTCCGAGGTTGCAATCTTCTTGAATGACAAGGATGACGGACTTGGCGACATTCGCTCTGTCCTAAAGGAAGAGATGGGCAAGCACCACGCTGAGCACATCAACCAAATGCTACTACAAGATTGTGATACTCCAGCAGGTAACGATCTTGAATCACTTGACAGAGTTACTGGAAACGACGGTGGCTCATCCGGTGGACTAACATCTATGGAAACTGGTTCAGCAGCAGCAGATCACTGTGGTGCATCCGACCTTGACATCTACAGCATTGACCGAAGTGCAAACTCTTGGTCTAACGCTGAAGTTGATTGTGGTAGCGACCAAGACTCTGCTAACCGCAGAACACTTTCACTCGACCACTTGGACACAATCTTCCAAAAGATTTGGGTTCGTGGTGGTAACCCGAAGGTTATGCTAACAGGATATGACACTCTTATGAGAATCCAGCAATTATTGCAGGCTCAACAGAGATTCATGGAAGAGAAGCGTGTTGTACCAACATACAACGGCGTTAAGGGTGTACCGGGTGTTGAGGCAGGATTTATTGTCGCAACCTACAACGGTGTACCAATCATTCCATCTAAGGATGTACAAGCAGACGGAATCAGCAGAATCTACATG